TTGTTTGCAGCGCAGGCGGTCGGCTGCGCTGAAGTCTGGATTAATCTCTGCTACGCCACACATGATCTGCCGCTCTCCTGAAATAACTTTTGCGCCGTACCACAAAGAGAACAGGGCTATGGTTATGTAGAACGCAACGGCTAAAATCTCAAGTGGTTTCATTTTTAATTTCTCGTGCTTTCATCATCGCGTCAGCAATGGCATATGCGTCTTTAGCAAGTGAAGGTATTGCTTCGTTATCCCAATCTTCAAATGTCCCATCAATAAACATCTCTCTTATCTGTGGCATACGTACTTGCATAGCTCTAGCAGCAAAGTAGTCCCGCAACTCCATACCTTCAAATCTGTTACCCGGAAATGCTTTCATCATATTTTCCTTTGACAAGTAAACGCTTGAGATGAGACGCGGAACGCTTGTGCAAACTTGCAGTCGGACGTGATCCGTGATTCGGCGTCCGTGGCTCCTATAAATAGACCAATGCAAAAGGCCACCAACGGCCAGAAAGCGTAAGACCAGAGGATTTTGGCCCATGGTACGAATAGTCTAATATCGAAGAAGTTTTCTTTATTCACGTGTCTTTTCCTTTTAATGCTTCAAGTTCTTTTTTAAGTTTCGATATCTCTTCGGACAACGCAGCCCAGCGCATTTTGTACAGGCCGGACTCGTCGATAATGTCGGCAGCGGTACGCAGCACCGAAGAAATAGAATCGCAATCATGGCGCTCGACGTGCTCAGACATGTCTCGAAGTAGCTCAGTAAACCTCATAGCGTTCCCCTAAAAAGATTGAGTACTCTCACGTACACGGGAGAGCGTACTTTAGTGGCCTTGATCTGACGAAGGTAGTCATTACCGTCTTTTGCTTCTCCGGTAGCGATATACAATTCTTTTCGTAAGCACTGAATCTCACGAACAGCTCTATCGCGTTGCTTACGATAACGCTCTGAGAGTTTTTTCCAATGCTCGATGGTGTTAGGGTTGCTATGCTTCATGATAGTTTCTTCTGCCATTCCAGCACCTTGTAATAGTTATTTACAAACTCAGGAGTGAGGATATCGTCCTCTAAATTAATAATATCGGAGTCGGATAAGGCAGTAAGAATATTGACTCGTCGGGGTTTGTCTTGAGCCGTTTTAAGCGTCACAAAAACACCAGTGATGTCTACTGCTAAAGGCAGTGCTACATCAGGCAGTGTTTCTGGAGGCTGCAGAATAAACTCTACCTCAATTCCCATGAGTATTTGTGTCTGATGGGTCAATCGCATTTGTTCCATTAACTTTCTCCTTTCTCGTCTTCTTCAAGCTTTAGTAGCGTTTTTTTAAATGCTGCATCAATTAACTTGTGGACTATGTCCATCATGCTTGTTTCGTAGTACCCAGCTAGTTCCTTGACCATGGCATGCGTTAAAGGCCGGATAAGCATGGGTTTATAAGGCGTTTTACGCTCACTGGGCGGTGTTCCGCGATACACGCGTGGCTTCCCACGTTTTTTAGGTCTTCCCCGCTTCTTAGGCCGCTTGTAGCTGGGGCCGTGAGCACCATCAGACATATTTCTCCTTTCTGTTCTGCGTAGTATACATCAATTCCGCAAAGAGCAAAGCTTTTTATGCAGCTTCGCCCCACGATTGGCCTAAACCCACATCTACACGGCTGGGAACCTCTAATCTGACAGCGTTTTGCATGACTTCAGCAGCGGCCAGCGCCTCTTCTTTGTTCTTGACCGACAGTGCAATCTCGTCGTGCACCTGCAAGAGGAGGTTAAACCCAGCCTTGGACAACGCCACCATGGCAGCTTTGGTCTGATCTGCTGCAGAACCCTGTATCAGACGGTTCAAGCCCTTGTACGTCCATGCCCGCTTGATCCTTGGGCCGTATTCAATGCGCGCTTGCTCGAACGGCAGCGCCTTGTTTACGCCCCATTCCATCGGCTCCCAGAGCGGGAAGCGACATTTGCGCCCCAATAGCGTCCTAATGGCACCACCGCTGGCGGGATGCTCAATGCGCTTCATGACGGCGTCCACTGTTCCGCGCAGGAACGGCACCTTTTGGTGGAAGAGGGACATAAGCTCAGAGGCTTCTTCTATTGAAATGTCCAGCTGACCAGCTAGTTTGCCCTTTCCCATGCCGTACATCAGTCCTAGGCCGATGGTCTTGGCTTGCTTGCGGCCAATTCCTGCCATGTCGGCCACCATCTGATGGAAGTCTGTGTCTGGGTTGCTGTTGTACGCGCCCACAATCTTGTCCGCGCCCGATAACTCGAGAAGATTGGCGTAGTGGATCAGGAGCCGTGGTTCTTGAGAACTGAAGTCACATGCGGCCCACATGTCCCCTTCTTCGGGAAGGAAGAGAGAGCGCACCAGCGGGCCGATGATTTCGTGGCGGGCAGGTACTTGCTGCAGGTTTGGGTTAGCCATGGAGAGCCGTCCTGTGACCGTCCCACCATCGTCAGAGCGTAGCTGGTTCACGTGTGGGTGAATGCGCCCATCCCTAGCAGAGAAGTCTAGGTAGGGAGACAAGAACGTTCCGTGTGTTTTGTTGATCTCACGTGCTTCCACGATCATCTTTGCCACTGGGTGATCACAGGAGTCAAGGAAGGACTTGGTAAAGCTTGGCAGGCCCGTAGTGGTCTTTGGATAGGGAACCTTTAGGTTGTCAAACCCCAAGGCAATAGACGCCGCCGCCCAGATATCCACAGGACTGTCGCACATACTGCGAATGTCTTTGATGAGGCTTATTTCTTTCTTTCGGTAGTCGGAGATAACACGTTTAGCTTTATCTCTGTCGAAGCGTATTCCTTTGAGGGTAAGAGATACCAAGACGGGAAGTAGCTCTGACTCCAGCGTAAAGATGGACGAGACTTCGTCTTTAATAAGTAGAGGTTTGAAACATTGCCAGAGCTTGAGCGTAAGGGCGGCATCTTGTTCGGCGTATGCGCCCACATAGAGGGCCGGAAGCTTCCAGAGTTCTTTCTTTGCATGAACGCCAAAGTCCCCAGCTGCTTCTTTAAGACCTTGCTCTGATTTTGTCTCTTTAAGGTAGTCGAAGCCAAGCGCATTGAGGCTGTATGAGAAACGGTTTTCATCGAGCAAGGGCGCTGCCAACATTGTGTCAATAATTCGTCCGTTGACAGTGAACCCGCTAACTCTAAGCCATCCAAGGTCATACGCGGCGTTATGCATGACCTTGTCAGCGGGTAATTCCAATACTCGCTGTATCCAGCGCTCAACAAGACGCTTATCGAGGTTACCGCCGCCAGCATGAGCAATAGGAAAATAACCGGCCCAACCATCGACGGCCACTGCATAACCAACAATATAACCATCATTGCGAGGCCAACCCGGCCCCATACTTTCCATGTTCGGATCACAGGTTTCGAGGTCAATTGCAATCTCCTTCGCGGAAGATAAGTCAGGAAACGAAGACGGCGGAACCCACTCCGTCTGGGTAGGAAACAACGGCATTGTCTTGTTCAAAATCTAAATCCTTTTTGTTCGTTTTTAGGAAGGATGATGTGCAGCGATTGTCTGGCGCGAGTAATGCCGACATACAGCAGACGATTAATGTCGTCAGAGTTCTTTGCATACTCGTTAGCGAACTTAGGCGAGAGGTCCGTGATCAGTAAGACGTTGTCCGCCTCCCCGCCTTTTGCTCCGTGGATCGTGGAGAGTCGAATGGGAACGTCCCCCGTGAGCTTCACGCCACGACGAAGCAAAGAAATAATGTAGCTACGTTGGTTCTCGCTAATCTTTGTCAGCACCTCGTGCCAGATAGCGCGAGTAAGTAGTCCGTGATCTGCTTCAAGCATCTCGATGGTGTAAAGCTTTTCTGGGTTCAATGTTTTAAGCGACTTGTGTCCCCGCTTAACAAACTCAGTGCCTAAGTGTCGGTAAACAATCTCTACTGTTTGCGAATCTATTTCGTTACCCTTGCGCAGCGTCTCCCAGCCCATAACAGCGATCAACGTTTTTTCTGAGACGCTCCGTTGTCCGTAGCGCTCGAACAATAGTCCTTGAGACTTGATCCATTCATGCAAATCATTCAGCATGTAATTCGTTGAAGCAAGAACAAGCCACTCACCGGTAGTAAGATCAACGCTCTCAAATCGGTCGTACGTTTTTAGTACACCGACTTCTTCACGCGGACTCCATGTTTTATCTTGTCGTGTGCGAATTCGATTTACTACACGGTTAGCAAGGCTATGGATTAACGCAGGAACGCGGTAAGACTTTTCAAGAATTTTGATTTCACCCTCGATACCAAGGAAGGTTTGCACGTCAGCACCGGCCCATACATACACGGCTTGATCGTCGTCTCCGGCAATGTACGTCTGATCCGCTCTTCTAATAAGCTCAAAGACCAATTGCCACTGTAGCTGCGATAGGTCTTGTGCTTCGTCGATAATGAGGACTCCCAATCGAGGCAGATATTCAGGCTCTCTAACGACGTGTTCGAGCATGTCAGTAAAATCCAGCAGATTCTTGGATTCTTTGTAGTTTCTGTAAGCACGTTCGACATACTCAAAATGGTGCCACTCGATTTTAAGCGCACTACAATTGTAATGAGTCTTGAGGTCTGTCCCACGGACACGCGCGATATTGATCTCGTTAAGGATGGGGTTATCTGTTCTAATAACAAAATCTTCTTCTCCTGTATCTATGCTCATGTCTAACCCAACTTCTCGCGCAAACTCTCTGTAATGCTCTGGCTTCATTACATCTTTACCAGACAGACCTAAGCAGCGATAAGCTAGACTGTGCAACGTTCTAAACCATGGAAAATCTATCTCCCCTTTTAAATGAGGGAACTTCTTTATCGCACGGTCCTTGGCCTCTGATGCGGCCTTTCGTGTAAACGCAAAGTATCCAATACTGTTGGCAGCGACTCCCTCTTCTAGTTTGCTCTCCGCTAAACCAAGAAGATAGGTAGTCTTGCCAGACCCCGGGGGGCCGAATACTTTATGTACGGGGTTCATCTGAGGACCAAAGAATGATGGGCTGTGTGTCCCCTGCAAACTTAAACACAAACTCACGTTCAATATACTCAGCCGCCTCTTCTTCGCTCATGCCTTCTTGCTTAACAAGAATATGAACCATAGCTATAGCATCGTAGACAATACGTTCTACAAGTTCTTTGCCATGCCACGTAGTGCAGATACCTAGTTCGGCATCTTTAAATTTTGGTAGTTCGAGAATGTCCATTAGAAGAATGCTCCTTTTCTGTGTTCAGGCGTTTCAAAGGGTGACTCTTGGCGCGCGAAACGTGGGACCCGCCAAGTGCGTACGGAACGGCCTTTTAGAAATAAGCTAATAGGCTCACCACCTATGTCACGAAGTTTCTGGGCCATGCGAGGTGCAGACATACTAGTAAAACTACTGCGCTTTAAATGTGCTTCTAAATCTTTGATGCGAAAGTACACCATCGCATCTTCTTCATTCGTCCACGGGCGGCCCATGAGAATCTCTTCGCGGTCCATCGCTTGTTGCAAGTGAGTAGTAAACTCTTCTAGCAAGTCAGTGAAGCGACCTGTGTAGCTGGTGTCTTCAGGTGCATCTTGTATTTGCTCAAGCTCTACCATCTCACGCAGCAAACTGTTTAAGAAGCTTTCCCAATCTTGTCTGCGCAGTGTAGGCGGCAGAACATTCAAGCGTTCAACACAGGACTTTTGGAACTGCGGCTGGTTAAACAGTTGATCAGTGTCTAGCTCAATGCGTTTGCCGTTTACGTCCAAGAACCACAACGGTGGCTCAGAGTTGTATTTTGATAGGCTTGATATTTGTGGTGCGTCAGGACCGTCCGCACCTACACCATGCTTGCGTGTTCTACACAAGCCTGAATTGCAGAAGCTGTTTAATGGTGCGTCTTTGCACTTGTACTTGTAATCTTTTTTGTTCAACTGCTTAGTGATGATCTGAAGTTCATTGAGCGGCAATGGCGGCCCAAAGTACTTCATGTTGTATTCCATGAGTTTGTTTTCCCACTCACCCGGGGCGGCCTTCTTTAAATAGATGCCGATGTTAAATAAGCCGTTGTTGCGAGTGCCTTCCGGAAATCCCTGACCACACAATGCCTGTAGACAAGGGGGGCCGTCCTTTGCTGGAGTATCGGCTTCTTTTTTCGCCTCTTCCGGATGAACAAGCGGCACGTCTTGGGCATACTTGTCGTAGAGAGCATAGAACTCATCAAGCGAGGAAGCTGTTCCATCGTCATTAATCGCGTAACGCATGGTTTCTTCACCCCCGAAATACGGAAGGTTAAGGAAGTTGCCTGTGTCACCGCGCTCAACAAGGATTTCAGTTTGTTTCGGGAAAATTTCACGACCAGCTTCTCCAAGTAAACTCGCACAGGTGTTTAAAAACCTCTGCATCTCAGCAGCAGGAATAGGGGTCTTAACAAATAAAAATATATGAGCGCCACCTGATTTACTGCGGCACACAACTAAGGGAAGATTTAACCTACGAACTTTCGCAATAAGGCCCGCATGATCCAGAGGGTACTGATCGATATCAATACAACCCCATATGCAGTGGTTATCAGCGCGAATAGGAATAATGCCAAGGGAAGGCTCAACACCTTCCAAGTGATCAACCCACAAATCGTCAGTTGGTGGTTTACGAACGACAACAGCCTTTCCCGCCTGCTTGCCACTGTCCTTAGCCCTCTCGATTTTGTAGGTGCCATAAGCAATATCCAATCCCTCAAAAATCGATTTGAATTTGGTGATGTCAGTCATTTCTGCTTTCTCAGGCAAAAAGGGCCCTACTCCCTTACGGTTTCAGGCCCACACAATTAAAACACTGCAGAAGGAGAGGTAGCCTCTTCATCCGAATGCTTCACCTTTACATCGCCTGACGATACAGACGTGGCAAAAGTTTTTGCTCCTTGAAACACACTGGCATCTTCAATCGCACTGACGTGACCCACTTCCCAACCAAACCACTGGCCCTTGTCGTTCGACTCTTTAACAGTAGTCAAACGATAGATTTGTGAGTACATCGGAGGCGTGAATAAACCATTCTTGCCCGGCATTTTTATAGACATCATCATACTGTTCCACTTACGCGACTTCTTCAGTTGCGTGGATTTCAGCACGATCAATGCGGGCGAAGGTACACCGTTATCGTCCAACACCATCACATAGTGATTGGCAGTGTTCTCGATGTAATTACCGTTGTCGAGGTAATCCCGATTCTCTCCGGGCTCACGATGAGTTTTGGAGAGGATGTCGCTAGTACTGGGGTAAATCGCTATAGGTGCGCCAGAGCCGCTGCCACGCGGTGCCCATTCAATATACTGCCTGACGTATGCACAGGGAACTACCAGAATACCCTTCTTACCATCGAAGAGAGTCCCTGTAACGCTGTTATAGATCATACCCGGCACTGCACCTTCTACATCGCCAATCTCTGGTGAGGTATTGGTTAGTAGCTTTAGAAACGGAAGCGCAAAGTCTTCCTGATTCATGCCATCAAAGCCGGACTGCGCATCCTCTTCAAAACTGCTCATGAGTACTAATGCGTTACCTGTTGTGGCTTCTGCCACTGCTGTTCCTTTTGCCATGGTTCTTGCTCCTTGAATAAATTAGACTGATTTAATTGTCGCTTTTTGGCCGATATAAACACCGAACAACTCAGAGGGAAACTCGGACCCTTTTTCCACTCGTTCTTTGACCCATGCTTTTAACGTCATAGGTTCAACCTTTTCAGCTTGCTCTACAGGAAAGCCACTTGATGTAAGCATCTCCATAGCGCGCTGACATAACTGTTCTTCGCCGCGTCCGAAGCGAACTGATACGGTGTTCTTGATCAAGTCACCGAAGTTATTGTTTCGCAGCCATTCAAACGCTTCTGCTCTACGTGCTTCAGAGATTGATGCAGAGTAAAAAGATTTGACTTCAATGGACGAACCATCTTCCATCTTGAACGACTTCATACCTAAACCCGCTAACGCTTCAGGAATCGCTTCCTCGATTAGTTTTCGGTACTGCTCTTTCTTTTCTTTTACAACTGTTTCTTGATCCTCGAGTTCTTTCTCGAGTTGCTTTGCACGTTTTGCCATCAAAGCGATACCTACTAAATCAGTATCCTTTACCTGCAGGGCATCGGCATCCTGCTCAAATATATTCGTCAAACTCATTTGCCATTTCTCCTTTCTTGGGGTGTAGATCAACTTGGATCGGGATATAACGACGTTCAAATTTGTCCCACTTTAAACATTTAAATCGTCCGTTATTTTTTTCTGCTGCTACAGCAGATACGATTGCCATAGCAGTTGGATCACCTATGAACAATAGATAATCATCATCACAAAACTTATCTAATACGCGATAAGCTCGTTTGACAGTGGGTGCAACAGAGAAGGCCACTTGCGCATTAGGTGGCAAGATCGTTTCAATGTCTCCAAAGTCCATTGCACTTGCAATGTTGTGTTGACTTGTTTCAGAGACGACAAAGACTTTAGGCACTTCATTTCTCCTTTCTAGGTACGAGCGATTAGTGTACACTCAGTTTCGTGGGAATTGCAACCCCTTTAGAAAGAAAGAATGCTATGGATAAATTTTTAGAAACATACCCTTATAAAAATAAACCTTTTGTACATCAACAGGCTTATTTAATGCGCTTTTGGGAGAAGCGAGTGGCCGCTATCTTTTCGGAGATGGGGACCGGTAAGAGCTTTATGCTAATTAATAATATAGCCATGTTGTATGATCGCGGCGAAATTAATGCAGCATTAATCATTGCACCCAAGGGTGTATATAGAAATTGGATGGATACAGAGATACCCAAACACATGCCTGCGCATGTGGTGTATCAAATGGCACTGTGGTCACCTACTCCCAAGAAAGCAGAAAAAGAAGCGTTAGATAAATTGTTTACAGTAAGCGAAGACTTAAAGATATTAGTCATGAATATTGAAGCACTGTCCACAGAAAAAGGCGTGAAGTTTGCTAGTAGGTACTTACTCTGCCATAACGGATTCATGGCAATTGATGAATCTACGACGATTAAAACGCCATCAGCGGCACGTGCAAAGAACGCACTGAAGGTAGGTAAGGAAGCTCACTATCGACGCATCATGACCGGCTCTCCTGTCACGAAGAGTCCTATGGATTTGTATCAGCAATGTGCGTTTCTGTCCCCTAACTGCTTAGGGCATGCCAGCTATTACACGTTCCAAGCGCGGTACGCGGTCCTTCAGGAACGGCAGTTAGCGACACATAGCTTTAAGCAGATACTGGGCTTTAGGCATTTGGACGAGCTAAAGGAGAAGCTGGATAAGTTCTCTTTCAGGGTGACCAAAGAAGAGTGCTTAGACCTACCAGAGAAGCTGTACGTTAAGCGTGAGGTTGATCTTACTGAAGAACAGGTAAAGGCATACAACGAGATGCGGTTGATGGCGCTTGCCCAGTTTAGCGAAGGGCTGGTGTCCACGGTCAACGCACTGACTCAAATTATGCGCCTGCACCAGATCGTCTGTGGGCACGTGAAGCTTGATGATGGCACCGTGCTCCACCTTCCGAACAATCGTATTAAAGAACTCTTGAATGTGACGGAAGAGTCGGACGGCAAGATGATCATCTGGGCAAACTACCGCCATGACATCGAAGCAATCAAGCTGGCGCTACAGGAAGCCTACGGTATGAGCGCAGTGGGCACTTACTACGGGGACACGTCTGGGGATGAACGCCAGCGCGTAGTGTCAGAGTTTCAGAATCCGGATAGCGCAATGCGCTTCTTTGTGGGCAACCCCAGCACAGGCGGGTACGGCTTGACGCTAACGGCTGCCAGCATCGTGGTGTACTACAGCAACTCGTTTGACTTAGAGAAGCGCCTGCAATCTGAAGACCGCGCTCACCGTATCGGGCAGACTAAAAACGTGACCTACGTCGATTTGATCTGCCCCAAAACCGTGGACGAAAAGATCGTCAAAGCATTGCGAGACAAAATCAATATTGCCAACCAAGTCATGGGAGAGGAGCTAAAGGCATGGCTAATCTAATCAAAGTATCCAGCCCCTATGTGTACCAAAAAATGGAAAGAGTGGATACATCCACGGGACGTGTATACAAAAGCGAGAAAAATGGGCATATGCCCAGTGTGACGACCATCCTGTCCGCTACCAAGGATAACGCAAGCCTTGATGCGTGGGCCGCGAGGATTGGTGCAGAGGAAGCGGAGCGCATAAAGCGAGACGCTGCGCACGTAGGAACCGCCATGCATCAGGTGATGGAGTCCTTCATCGCGGGTGAGCCGTTGCCTGTGGCAGAGGATTGGCTGCAGATGCGGGGCTACGAGATGGGGCACAGGCTCATTAACAAGTTCTTTCCCAACATCGATGAGATATGGGGGTCAGAAGTCCCCGTGTACTACCCAGACAAGTACGCAGGTACTACCGATTTAGTCGCTGTCTACAGAGGGAAAGAGGCGATTGTTGACTTCAAACAAAGCATCAAGCCTAAGCGGCATGAGTGGATTGGGGACTACTTTCACCAGTTAGCCGCGTATGCCATGGCACACGATATTGTGCATGGGACGAACATTAATTACGGCGTGGTACTAGTGTCGGTACAGGATGGGACAACGCAAGAATTCACAACCGCTGGTCATGAATTCGAGCGCTATAAGAAAGAATGGATGGAGAGGGTAGAGAAGTTCTTGACTAAGACTTCCGAAGCCTAGCAGTCTTCGCGGCAATGCGTTTTGGTTGCTTGACAAGCTGTTTGTTGACCTTGGACTTAGTAGACTTTTTTACCGCTCCTCCTTTTTTCAGGGCAGCGGGCTTCTCTTCTTTATCTTGAAACGATCTTAATACTTTAGGAGCATTCTCAAACGAAGTAGCGTAGAGCGCACGTTCCGCAGCTTTTAAAGCTTTATCTTTTACCTCTTCTTTTATTAAATCTTTTCTTGGAGGTAGCTTATTGTCTTTGATCTTTTTCAATTCATACTTTGTCCAGTAGTCTGCCTTCTCTTTAACTTCTTTTTCAGACACTTTACGTCCCTGTGCCAAGGCATCGTCGGCCATTTGGCGCAGCCTATCGTATTCCTTTTTATATATGGCCTCAGGCGTTTTAGAGCCTATCTGTATGCCTTTTGTAATAGAACGACTAGGTGCTCTTTGTATACTGTTTTTGAAGTCTTTAACTAGGAATCCAATTCCCTTTCTTACCGCCCCCACCCCTAATGCAAGCTCAAGATCATCGGTAGAGGTTTCTAGTGCTTGTTCTTTTTCTAGCTTTTTTCTATAAGCAGGATCACGCATATCTCGAGAAGGAGTATCCATCACAGAACCTCCTCCCCCAAACTTTCGAGTTTTCCTAACGGGTGTCTTTGATCTTGTTGTTTTGGTTGCCATAAAATTCCTTATCGCAAGGTAGCGTCGTAAGGAAACAGCTTCTGAAGCATTTCCCTACTGTTGCCCCCAGTAGGTGGAGGGGCGGGAACAGCGGAAGCAGCATTAGTGCCAAAGCCGGGTACACCGCGAGACTGTACTGTCGGTGGCAGTGGGCGACGAGTCACGCTTTGCTGTGCGGGACGCATTACAGAAGTATCTACACGCTGCTCTTCTGGCGGTACGGGAGGTTCCTCAAACTTCATGTAGTTGAGTCCTGCAACACCTAAATACGTGTTTAATGAACGGGCGATGGAAAGCTTTTCTTTTTCCGTTCTTCCTCTGCGAAGCAAGAGCGCCATCATTGTGGGGTCTTTTGTCGCTTCTTCAATAATCCCTCGAACCATGATCGTGGGGGACTTATTAAACATATTTCGCATGAAGCCAGAACCGGCTTGACCCGCAATCAGGGGATTTTCACCACGAGAAATCATTGTACCCATCCTAGCACCTACTACGCGTAAACCTAGTTCAGTGGCTGCGTCTGCTCCTTGTATCACTCCTTCAAGCAATTTCCTGTCTCCCATGGACTGCTCAATTTTCAACATGGGGTCAATCAAACGCTTTAGGTTTTTACCCTCTTGAAGACTCATCACGCCTTGTGAGCGCAAAATATTAAAAAGGGAAGGCTGTCTGTCTGAAAGAGGTTCAAAAATAGCTTTATTAAAGGCTGTAGGACTAAAGTTGGTATCTCCTCCTGCCTTTAAAAAAGCATAGTCATACACGCTGGATTTTAAACCCTCAACCGCCTCTGGTCCTCCTGACTTAGCTAGTTTAGCTATCCCAGAAAAACTCCTAACTTTAAATTTACTATTTAAAGCATCAGCAATAGCTGCGGAGGGACTTTCAAAGCGCAGTACCTGTGCAAAAGCAGTTTGGTTACGCAAACCTCTTTGGATAGCGCCATTAGTGTCCAGTGTTGCTTTGAATAAATTCTCTGCTTTAACGGCATCCGTTAGATCATCTGTGATGTTCATCTGATCTAAGATGGATTTATTTTCGTTTACAAATGTTTGTAGTTTCCTAGGGTCTACTCGGCCAGTTTGTACATCAATAGACTTCAGTGCACCTAAACGTAAAATACGATCATGTGCATCACGAATAGATACAACTCGGGTATCAGCCAAAGTTGCTAAAGGCTTTAGCTCAAGCGCTTGTTTACTACGAGGACCAAACTTAGTAACTGCGTCGTTGTATTTACCACGTAAAAGCCCAACTGCGCTTTCAATTTCCCGCATACGTTTAGAAGTAAGATCATTAAACGACCCAAACGCTTGTTGTACTAAAGTTTCTGGAGGCATTGCAGCCGCGCCAGTTCCTTTTTTAGCCAGCATTTCTGCGGGAAAACTTCGTGTAAAACTATCGTTAAGTGTTTTAGAAAATAGTCGGGCTTCGTCCAACGATGTTGATTTAATCTTACCCAAATCTTTCAGCATGCCTTCTGCCATCGTGCCATACAGACGAGCATCCGACAGATCACCTTTAATAGACGCTTGACGAGACAACTCCAACAGGTTGGAGCGCATGTTGACTAGTTCGCTTAAATCAACCTGCTTTAAAGGCGGTAAATACCTATCGGGAACAACTTGGTTGTCCGCAAACTCTTGGGTAAGACGACCACTCTTATACTTAGTAATCGCTGCTGCATCGACCCCCAGTTCAGCCATAATTTTTTTGACTAAAGCAGGGGTATTTTCTGCAGCTACCACGTTGGATATATCAAGCGAGCTCTGGAGAAAAGTTTTAACCGTTTCGTCTGCGCTTATTCGACGACCGGCAAACACAGTCTCTGTTACTTTTTGTGGGATGAATTGACGTAAACGTGCCTCTTCCCTGTTTGCAGAAGCACGTGCAGACATAAACGACGCGCCTTTCGCACGTTCAGCCTCTTCCCACTCAAATCTATTGAACTCATCTAGCTTTGGATTAGGAACCATCTCCGTACGAGTTACTTTTTTAGGACTGACTTTGTTCAGCTCTACTAAAGCACGGTTCCACAACCATTTTTCATGACCACGTATTTCTTTCAGCGCATCAGAAACATTGTCAAAAACAAGCGTTCCAATTTTTTCACGCGCTTCTGGCGTGTCCTTACCAATCTTTGCGATGGTTTCAGCTGATTTAATTTCGGCTGAATGTAAGCGACCTTGGATCATTTGCGTGTAATAGTCCTCACGCATTTGTGCTGCACGTTTTAACGCTTCAGGAGTGCCAATTCTCTTAAGATTTTCAATCAAGCCTTCATAGGCAAGAATGGCTTTTTGTCCTTGTTCCGTGATGTCTGCGCCATAACGAGCACTATCTCTTGCAAGAGAATTTTCTAAGATAGACAGAGAACGAACGCCTGTCTTTTGTCCTGCCGTAGCCTTTATACCTGCCGGAGTACTGGCTTCTAGTGCCTTAATTACTTTGTCTACGTCTTCGCCAGAATCGGTAAGTATTGAATATAGTTTGTTCGCGGCACGTCCTTCTCTAGATTCTTTAGAGAATGATCCAAGTAAGCCTGTCAATACTGATTTTGCATTGCCTACGTTATTAATCAACATCCGGCCCGGAGCAAAAAATCCGCCTACTACTTCTGCTGCCAAGCGAGGACCGGGTTGTCCGGGATATTCGGATTCCGAAACACCCCCTAAAGTTCCTGCTCCAGCGCCCCCTATTACCTCTCCCGTAAAAAAGGATTTAGGGTATTTAATGGCACTTTCACCTACCGCTTTAACTGTGTCGGTTAAAAACTTAGCGGCCTTTCCCGCAGCTCTCATTCCAAACTGCTCTAAAGCAGGCTCCGACAGACGAATTGCGTTTGATATTCGTCCTGCCATTGCAGTCGGAAGATTAAAAGCCATAGGAGAATAGCCAATCGCTTGGCCGAAAGTGCTTCCGCCTGAGTAGTATGGGTATAACTCTTGGTCAGGCTCTTGCTTAAACCTTTCGGGCAACATATCCGACAGCTTATCTCCCAAAAAGTAGCCTGCTGTTCCGCCACCCAGTGCCATGGTTCCCGTAACTAATGGAGCATAAGGCCCTGCTGCGGGAGCAATGTACTTAGCCCCTTTTAAGCCCAACATAACGCCACCGGTAATAGGCGCACTTTCGGTAAGACCTTTCGTAGCACCCCTAGCAACGGCAGCCGCTGTCTCCGATGTTGTAGGCTCGGATCGGACTGCTCCTTTAGGGGGAGATACTTTATCCTCACCCGTAAATGCCCCGTACAAGCCCAGCGTAACTGCGTCTAATACTTCATCAGTAGTACTTGATTTAACTGCCCCTTTCGGAGGGGCATATATAGCCTTTTGATTGTCTTCATTAGCCATTAGTTTTCCTTGATATACTCTTCCATCCCCTTGCCATTAGGAGTAGGCCATAAAAACTTACTTCCGGCAGGAAGTTTCTGTAACTCGTCTTCCGTATAAATTCGCGGAGGTACCCCAAGCTTAGGAAGAAAGTTTTTAATCGAATTAGCTATTCGCATATAAGTGTGCCTGTCCGCCATATCAACGTCGTTAGCCGTAGAGGACCTAATCGCATCAATAAGTCTTTTTTGTAAGTACTCTTCTATACCAATTACCCTGTTCTTAAAGGTAGACGGACTACTAAAAAAGTCAACGCTAGTCATCTCTAATTCGCTTTTAATCTCTTTTCTTTCCGTTTCCGCCAGCTTTGGACTACTTTGCAAAACTGTAACAAGGTCGGTCATCTCAGTGGCAACTACTTTGCGGGCTTGAGCACCTTCTTTAGTTATCTTGCCGCCGATCCCCGGAATACGTTCCCCTATATTTGATGCAATAAAAGCTCCGGGCCCAGCTACAAAATCAGCCGCACCGTATATTGTGGTCGACCTTTTTACAGGCGCACCATCTTTTTTAGGAGCAGCGCTAACAGGAGCAGCGGATAGCGTATCCGGAGGCCTCGTCGTAGTACTTTGAACAGGAACCGGTGTCGTAGTACTTTCAACAGGAATAGGGTTGCTAATGACCGTTTTTCCATCTTTGTTTGTTACTTTAGATAGCTTCTCTCGTTGAGCAGCAGCGTTTGTTATAAATGGAGCGATTTTTACGGGTAATGCTATTAACTCTCCGTTTTGTGGATTAATCATGTAATTGGGTTCAGTGACGATAGCCAAAGAGCTTCTAAATCTGTTGTCCCCTTCGGGAGTTAACTTACCTGCTGCATAATCTGGCGCGTTTTTAGTGAGGAAAGCATATGCTTTACCTTTAAGGCCACTACCAAACGGGTCTTTTTCAAAAGCGGCCCGAGCTTTAATTTCCGCGTCCTTAGACCTAGCACTCGATTTAAGTATTTCTGTATATAGTTTACGTTGACCATCGATAAGCCTGTAGTTGTAGTCACGGGCCAAAGCAATATCTTTCTCACCTGCTTGCATTGCCATCATCTTGACATCGCGGTCCGACTTTTGATACTCAGCCGCACGTGCGCCAACCAATGCTGGAACGTTTCTTAAACCGGCTGCCAAACGCATAGCAGACGATGGAGCGCCACGTATTGGACGACCCTCTGCATCAGTGCCTGCAGCGACATTTAAAAAGCCCCCCGCAATGTCAAACAGCATCTGCGCTTGTGTTAAATCCTTGCTGCCGCCCAGAACAGCTTTGTACTGTGGGATACGCGACAACATCGCTTGGTTAAGAGTAGGAGGAGTCGCAGGCTTTTCAGCCAACTGTTTTCTTACTTCCTGTTCGGCGAGTGCAATCAACTCAGGAGAATAAACACCATAGTCGGGCTCTGTATTCTCCCTATTGGAGCCCTCTATAAAAGGTTCAGCGTCTCCGCCTTCCTGAAAATGTTGCACATACCCGCCACGCGCCATACCTACTGGCGGAGGTGCTTCTTGGCCCGTGGGCAACGATCCGATACCACCGGCAGCCTCTGGTGGCATAGGAGCTTCTGCTCCCATCGCCTCCGGCGGCATAGGTGCCTCGTCTCCCATAGGAGGTGGCACCGTTGAAACCGCTGATCCGGGTTCTACCTCAGGTCCTATACCGGCAGCAGGAGGGGCAGGCGGCATTCCCATAGGTAATCCACCTATGCCACCCTGTGCTTCAGGAGGCATCGCTGGTGGTGCAGCTTGTCCAGCTAGAACGGGCTGCAGGAGTGCTAACACCTCCTGAGGTGTGTCTTGTGCTGCTCTCATGCCTACCATGTCAGCGAGTTCATCTACCCGCGCATCTATTGAGCGCATGTCACCACGGAGGTTGTTCATCAGAATTTCAGGGGAATCGGGCCTACGGCCTAGTAACTTTTCAGTTTCGTAGTCTTCGCCCTCTGCCTCTTTGTCGTCCATTTCGCCAGCCATCACGGCTTCCATAAAGCCGTCCATAATGCCAACATTACTGGCTTCTTCTTCCGACATGCCGGACTTGTCGCCTTTAAATAAAGGTCGGTCCAATACCTTTGATTTCATCATTGCTCCTAAAACAAACCAGCTTTAGCGGCACCAGTGGCAGCCGAAAGACCCGCAATACCTAAACTAGCCGCTTGCATTAGCGGACTTGGCGTAGGTGCACTTGTTGCAGTAGTCGAAATCTGCGAACTTGGGGTACCTTTGTAAATGTCAGAAACAAACGCCAACTGCTGATATGGGAACATTGCTTTTTGCGACTGAGTGGCACGTGCTGCGTCCAACGTCTGTTGTGCATTTTGCTGTTCGGCAGAACCCAGATTAAACAAGAACCCTTGCTCGCCTTGGCCTAATTGACTGCCTAATTGACCTATACCCGCTTGTTGGGTTCCTAGCTGGCCTAACTGACCACCCATTTGACCCAATGCAGCACCCTGTTGCAAGCCAAACTGACCGTATTGACCGGCTAATGAGCCGATACCTTGACCCAGTTGACCATACATGTTTGCAACATTGCCCAATGCTTGACCACCAGCTAATTGACGGCCTTGTTGCGCTTCAAAAGACTGTTGTGCGGCTTGCTGTGCTTGACCGTAATTCTGCGAGTAATCCTGCATGATTCGTTGTTGCATCAAGTCTTGCAAATTACGTTCAGATTCTGCGCGTTGCACACCTTCACGTGTTCCACCAAACGCCCCTGAGCGAATTGCTTGTGCTGCTTGCCCTTGACTTGCCATAGTGCCTTGACGGCGCATTTCGGCAAGCGCGTTTTGTGTTACGGCTTCCTGATAGGGGTTCATGAAAGCAGCAGCACGGCTAGGATCGTAGCCATACATGCCCCCGCCAATGGTCTGCGCAGCTTGTTGTGCTTGTTGTGCGCCAGTACCTAGCATTCCATATGCTTGTTGGTATTGTGGAGCGACATCAATCCCCGCGATACCTTTTGCGCCCGCTTGTGTAAGACCTATACCTGCACCAATATTTTGACTAGCGGCATTAAGAAAAGGCTGGTACGCACCTACCCCTGTTTTTGCCGCGTCAATCGCTTGACGCTGTGTCGTAGAAAGTCCTGCTGTTTGATAAGCAGCTAAATCAATAGGCTTAGCTACAAGGTCCTTTGCCGACTGCATCAGCCCTAGTCGGGCTGCCTCAACGGCTGGGGCTTCTTGTACCGTTTGTACGTTATATTCAGTAGCCATTACGCACTCCTTTTCTCAAGTGCTTTCATCATGGTGTACATGCGCTTTGCACCCAATCTCCGTGATCCAGCACCCATGTTACGAACAGCCTTAGCCGTAAAGACAAACTCGCCATCCGACAGCATGGCAGGGATATCGTCTGATGTGCCCGTGCCGGGACCGTTTATAGGGCCATTCTTACGTGGATACTTAGTAGGAAGGTCTGCAATACCACCCGTTTTCATCTTCTGTGGGCCGTACTGCGCACCTTGGATGTCTCCGTAATACCGAGTATTTACGCCACCCTGATTGACTAAGTAGTCTTGTGGATTAGCCGCAAAAACATCACTACCCAACTCAGGTGCTTCAGGCTTTTCAGCAGGTTGCCCTTCAAATGCCCCCAAGCCATAAGCAGTTGCACCAATAGTCGCGGCTAATGGGCCGTATGTTGCCAAGGCCCCGGGAAGCGCGTTTCTGTACGCTTCCCCTATTATCGAGTTTGCTGGAGCCATGGCTATTTGTTCTGGCGTAACGCCCGGATACATCTCTTGGACTTTTGCCAAGGCTTCGGTTGCACCTCGCGACTGAATGCCTGACGGGGAAAGATATTCGTTATAAATGTCTTTTCCACCCTGATAGGTACTCTTAGCCGCATCTGCTGCAGTGTCGTATGCCCTGTTGCCTAAGTTTTTTATCTTATCAACAGTACCGAGTTCATATGCCTTAGAACCGGCATCCACTCCTACATTTACTTGTGGATTAATAAATGGACTACCTGCACCGGAGCCGCTAACAAGGCTACTACCCCCGGCATCCACTCCTGTAATAGGCGGATTAACAAATGGACCCGCAGGTGGAGCAGACGCAGAGGAAAGTACCTCACGGGGTACGACAGGGGCAGGCCCAGTGTTTTTGAATGTCGCTTGTTTTATGTAGTCCGCGTTAGACATAGGCGGAGTGTCCACGCTCAAAGAATTAGAAGGCGTTAATTCGGGCTTTGGAAGATTGGAGCTAGGTATGGCTGCATCATCTATGAATTCAGCGGCATTAACTAGTTTGCCATCAACGTTAACCACTGATTTATCAACAACAGGAGCACCTTGTCCGGGTTTAGCGGCACTAAAGCCTAGTTTATCTGAACCATACTGAAAGGCCTGCGCTGTTACGCCTGCAATTAAGCCCTGCTTTAACGAATCTTTAAGGCTTGCACCAGTAGCCAAAGAAATACCTGTGCTTACTAGGCCCGCTGTAATACCTGTGGCAGCTCCCGCTAAACCAACTGTGGCTAGATAAGGAGCTATCATTGGACCCAATATCATCGTAGCGCCGATGGTTAAAACCATCCTACCAATAGTGCTCGACGTAATGCTTTTAATGGCTCCCGTTACACCCTTAATGACACCTTTAACCGCGCCAGTAACCGCTTTTGTTGCCGATTTAAACGCTTTGCCTACTGCCTTAAATACTTTTCCAATAAAAAACTCTGGAAGTCCTGTACGTGGGTTCATGGTGCCTGAGCCGCCATAACGGCGGAGCATACGAGCTTCCGAAGGCATGATGTGTGCTAGTTGAGTGTCTTGATTGCGTCCCATACTGGCGATGCCCTTCATGACGGGATTCAACGTAGCAATACCACCTTGTGCAAAGTTTTGGGTTACAGGAGCTTTTGAGTCGGCTATTTCATCCAACGCAAGATTGAACGCCATAAAATAGGCAGGATCAAACTCAGGAGGCAGTAACTCCTCTGGGACGCCTTCCTTTATAAAATTCTCTCGAATTTCTGCATAACGTTGAGGTTCTGCCATGATGGTATCAACCATCTTGCCCATGGCATCCATCAACTCATCGGGCATATCGATGGACGCAAGCATCTGCCTAAACTGTAAGACCAGTTCAGGATCAGCCTCTTGCATGGAGTCCATCATGTCTTTTGTTGTTTGACGCGGGTTGCCTGCTGCCTGCTGCGCCATGGAAAATCCTTGAAACGCCTCTGGAGGAATTTCAGGAGATGAGGAGGGTGGAGCACCTTCGGGCGCTTCAGCGCCTAAAGACATGATGCCCTGCATCGCGTCAGCCATGTTCGTACCTTTCAAAAGTAGCCAATGGCCGCACAGGGCCGCGCGTTACAAACGCGAAGTTGGCTAGAATTATGTGATAAATCATTAGTTTCTGTCTACTTCTAGATAGCTTAAATAAAAATGCACACCCGCAATGGATGATGTCACTTTAATAATGTCTGCTGCTTCTACAATGCAAGGGATGCCATTAAAGACATCAAAGGTCTCGTTAACAGGCAGCGCTCGAACCTTTTGCAAATAGTGAGCCTCCCCACTGGTGTACTGAGTGACCGTAATTAGCGCACTCGCCGCTCCTGCATTGGTTACACGTAAGGAGCGCAAAATACCCGTATTGGCGTCTGGCACAGTATAAAGAGTGGTCTCAGTCGCTGCAGAGGGAATGGAATATTTTCGTAGGTATTTATTAGCCATTATTGTGTCAAATCATAGAAAGAAAGTGAGCCTACGCCGCTTCCTTTAGTTGCACCGTCCACCGTTCTGACTGCCAAAGTATAAATATCGCTGACACCTGCCAACGACACCCCCAGTTGCAAATCCCAGTTGTACCCTGTTGGCGCAGCAGTTTCACTAACCCCAGCACTTCCACTAGCTGTTATGTAGTCTGTCTGGGCAATGGTTCCCGATGCAGATATTGCGGTTGCTGCCACATCAAACTCCACATTGCTGTCAGAGGGAACTGTAGCCGCCCATGTTGCGCCCGTCAAAGTAGGATTCTTTAGTAATGCTATTTCATAATTCTGGTTGGTCAACGGTAAAAACTGAACACGATTAGGTAGTACAACCGCGCCCAAGCTAGTTGACGCTAAACGAATAGACACGATTGGAAAAAACGTCGCCGTGGTATCTATGTTAGTAAACACTGAGGTGCGTCGCGCCACATGGTCAATGGACGTTTGTTCAAACCCGCCTTCAGAAATTACTGAACTGCATATTTGCGTAAGCGTTGCGGCAACGGCTGCTGTGGTCGTAGTAATCTCATAGCGCACAGGCAAAATAGCTGTGGTCATATAGACGGTACTACCGTAGACGTTAGCGGTATCAAACGTATGGCAGACTATGTACGCGCCATTAATAATAAAACCGCAGCGTACCGAACCTACACCCAGCCATTCAAAATCCATCCACAGAATCTGTGGCTTTGTTAGGTCTAAAGTAAGACCACTTGCCCCTGTGCCATCTAGCTTGTCACCGTTCCACGCAGATTGGGCCACGGCTCGAGCATCCGATGGAGTTCCGGTCGTATTAGTGCGCAAAATAAAAGAATTTATGCCGTTAGTGCGCTGAAAAAACACACCGTTTTGCGTATTAAAATAGCCAACCTTTTGGTTTAAGTTAGCCGATGTTCCGTTGTCCATGACAAACGTAGCTAATACCAATAACCCTTTACCGGGTTGATACGGAAACACGCGATACGTCTGACGCACTACAGAGCCTACGCCACCACCTGTTACCGCCAAACTAACGCTACTTTGGTTTGTATTAAAAGTAGTTGACCCTGTACCACTTGTGGAGGTATCAAACTGATTGTCTGCTGCATAGCGACTCTGGCTATCAAACAGCGTGTAGGGTTCACTTACACGCAGTCGTCCAAACGCATCAGTATTTGTGCCGCCAATGGAAACAGGTATTGTCATGCCAGTGTCGTCCATAAAACCGCCACCCGATTCAAACCATGTAAGCGCCGCATCTTTGTTCTCCGTAACTATCGGGGTGTACGTACTATTAAGCTGAAGAATTACCTGTTCTAACGAACGAATGAGTTGGTTAATCTGGTCCGGATTGTAATCGCCCGCTGCCGCATTCGGCAGACGGACGTTAGTAATCTTACTCATCTCAAACCATCCGGTTGAATGTCTACACGCAACGTGCCATATCGCCAGTTATCGCCTAGCGCAGAACTTTCAATGCGCAAACTAATCTGCCGCCCGCGCGCGCGTGTGTCTACTTTCTCTGTAGTAGGCGTAATGATATACGGGTCTAGTGAGCTTGGACTTGCAGTAGCTTGAGGATAGGCACGTAACAAGAGATGTACCGTTAAATCCCCGATTTGATTTTTAAAATCAGGAATAAAACGACGCATGTACAGCATGCTATCGCCATCACCGATGTCAAAATAGCCCGACGTGATATACGACGTGATCGGTGAGCCGTTGCCATTTTTCCCATCCTCTTGGTTATACAAGACCGAGCGACCGGCTGTTAAACCATAAATAGTAGAGATGGTATTTTCAGTGTTAGTAGGTAAATACTCAGAGGCAATGGGCTTAGTGTAAGTACCAATATCTACCCATGAGGTTCTTGCCATTGATCCGATAGACCATACGCCTTCTAAATAGTTGAACGTAACAAAACGATCAAGGTAGTCAGACGTTGCAGAGCAATACCACCACGTTACTTCGTTAAACTGAGAGTTAATGCCTATGTGTACTTTAGTGGATTGAACAAGATTAATATCTTTAAACACATAATCTTGAACTGTACTTGGAAGCTTGTTTACCGTACCGTTAAACATGTAAAAAGCTTCAGTTCCCATCCAAAACGCCACGCCATTAACGTCAGCTCCTGCATGCGGTCCAATACATCCGCAGTTACTTCCTAACTGTTGAAAACCAAACGTGTAAGGAGGACCCACATACTGCATACCATGTATGGAGGTGTCCGTTAAGATAAGAATCTGTCCGCGAGAACGGAACGCCGTAACAATCGTACTGCCGTCTGTTAAACGTTGACCACCCGCTGTGTTAATAGCGGATTCAGCAAACGTAAATATGTCCTCTTGGTTAGAGAATCGAACAAACATCGGGTCTTGCGTTGTGGGGTCACCAATAACGGATTCCGTGCCGAAACAAACAAGATGCCTGTCTGGGGTAGATACCAGAGCATACTCACTCTTAGTAGGCGCACCCGCAATTGCAGTAGCACGATTGTTTACCACGCCCGCACTGGTATCAAACAAATAGATGCCACCACTTACGATCTGACAAATTACATCTTCGCCAAAAGTATCTAACTGCCACACACGCGAGGTGAGCGTTAAACCAGCTGAAGCAGGACGCGGTGTTCCCCACGAATATAGACCCCAAGTACCCGTTCCCCAACCATAGTCAAAATAGTTAACGGCTGAACCGATGTTGATCTGGTACTTGCCTACCACAGACGCACCACCATTTCCACCGTCGGAAGAGTTAGCAGTCACCCCTACTTTAATTCTGTACGTACTTGTGGTTAATACTTCTTGGATTTCAAACTCTTGATTGAGATAAGTAGCGGTGACGTTTCCGCCTAGACTGACTGCTCCACTGTATGTGACAAAATCTCCGTTAATGGCCCCATGAAGCGCGTCCGTTACCGTGACTAAATCACTGCCGGTAGTCGCGGCAAAAGTGATATCCCCCGCTGCGGTGGTAACCCTTAAAGGCGTTACATCTCCCCATGTACCACCTACATAGGCATACAGCTTACGTGTAGTTCCGACCAAAAGATGAGGTACACCATCTAACGCGTTCCATGAAAAAACCTCACTAACTACCCCCACTAAGTAGACTAACGTGTCTCCAAACTGTGTCCATCCACCTAGCTTTTCAGGCAGGCCATAGCGAAAGCGGATGTAATCGCCATCGATCCATCCGCCTTCTGCGCCGTATTCGGTATTTTGTTTATCTATACCCGGCTTTAATGTGAGTCTTAGGTAAGGCATTATGTAATAGGGCCTCCAACTAACCACGCATCACAGGTTCTATCTCCTGCGCACTTGAAATGAAATAACTCACAAAACCCTAAATTAGCTGCTTCTACGACCTGAGATTCGTAAGACTCTTCCTCTTCCTCGTCCCCTGACTTAATTCCATTAGCAATGCATTCCATCATAGAAGACGTTTGAATAAACGCTGCACAGTTCCCACATCGAGAAGTCTTTGCTTCGGTAGGAGTAGTCTCCCACATGTCTGCTTTGTCTTTCCAAAAAGCAGTTGAGGGCTCTAGTGGATTTATTGGACCATAGCCGTATTCTTTAATAGCGTTATTACGGTTTTTTAGATTAACGTGAATATCATGTGTGGCAACAGGACAAGCCATTTCAGCGCCTCTTCTGGCGTAGCTTTTCTTAATCTCTTGCCCAATTGCGTCTTTTTTGATTTTCATGGTAATTAACAATTCCACGCTTTTAACGACTTGTTGATACGGCTATTCGGGTCTTTGGCTGTCTTTGCTGACGTTAACTTCTTCTTCATCCCCGTCATACGGGCGCAAAACGATGCTTTGCGACCAGCGGACTCCTTGGTCTTTGGGTGAGGGGCAGGAGGCTTTAGATTCATCCCCTGCTTCTTGGCCGAAGCGCGTCCTTTCGCGTTTAAACCACCCGCCGGACTTTTCCCTTCTGCTCTTTGCCATGCCGGAGACTTTGCCATTT